TCCCTACACGACGCTCTTCCGATCTGATATTTAGTGCAGAAATCAGGAATACTACTTATTCTTGGAATGTAATATTCCTCAAACATTTTAGGCTTCCATGGTAACTTAGTAAGTTCAAGCTGCCCTGTTAGCAGGAGCATAAAATTCGGTGCAGGTTTTCACTCGTAAGGGTCATTACAAGAAGATTTATAAAACCCTTTTTCTGTTATTTTGAAATAATCATGCAATTCTAAGTCCCAATCTTCAATGCGGAAAACCTCATTCAATTCTACGCCTAAGCATTCTGCTATTTTTGCCATGCAATTAGCCATTTATCTCTCTCCTCCTTTACCACTGCTAATAACTTTTCTGTCATAGCGATAGCCTCTTCTTTAGTTTTAAAAACAAGGCCTCGCTTATAGGGTTTTTCATCATATTCCTCACCATCCCATGTATAAATATCATATTTTTCCCGATTAAAAATATCAGGTGTATAATACAGCTCTTCAAGAGCAGGTTTCCACGGGAGCTTACAAATTGATAGATTGCCATAGATAAGTCCAATTAATATACCATCAGCTGCAATCTCCCAAGAAGAGCCATCTTCAATGTCGTTGGACATATACAAAAATCCATCTGAAAACTGAAAAAAGCTATTTTTTAATGAGGTGTCATTACCAATCTGAAAAATCTCCTCATCCTCTACCCCAAGTAGGTTAACCACTTCTTTCATGTAATTAGTCATTTCAATCACTCCTTATATCCCAGTCTCTCAGCCCAACGCTTCCATTTGGGGGTGTCTCCTATATCAGAATCGTCAAGAACAGCCGTCAGTATTTTCTTATCTTTGAAGCATAAAAGAGCCATAACCATACTACAATCCAGCATTTCCTCTGTAAGGTTTATCATGACACTCTCTTCTGTCTTTGGTGTGACATTTTCATTCAGTCCCTTGGCTCTAATTAGCTTCAATGCTGCCTGGGATAATTCGCTGGCTTCTTCTGCGAGCTGCTCCAACAGGGTACGCTCGCCCAGCTTATCAAGAATATAGTCCTTATAGTTCGCATAATCACTCATTTTCTGTACCTCTCTCAATGTTTCTCTGCCATTCTCCAGCCAATTTAGCCAGCTTCTCATACACGCTATCAACGTGGTCTACAATCTCACGGAGTTCATCAGGATGGTAGTTTCTCACCTTGGCTCTGGTCTGCTTTTTCATGTATGCCAGCAATGCCATCTGCAAGGTAGGATAATAGTATTTGTTCACCCACACTTCTTCTGCCCCGCCATCAGATTGTTTTCTGATGTTCTTCTTCTGTAAGATGAACTGTACTTCATCTGCTGTTAATCTCCAATTTTCTGATAACTGAATCATTTATTGTGTTCCTCCTCAATATGCTAAACATAATATGTTATGTGACGGATAAGGTCATAGTATACTGTTTTGATAGATTCCTGGTACATGGACTCCTTATCTGGCACTACCACGCCATAATAAAGATTAATAATTGCCCAGAATAGATTATCCTCGCGCCACAGGCCCCACGCCTCGCATACATCTTCTACATCATATTTTGTGTTTTTTTGTGGCGGAATAGGTGGAATAGTTCCAGCTTTAACACCCTCTGCATGATGTTTGATATACCATGCAGCTTTTTCTAAATCTGTTTTTATATCATCAGACTTCTTGCCAGCTCTGGCAATGTACTTGATAGCATTACCTAAGCAGAAGTCTAACTTCCAATCCTCGATAACATCGATGACCTCTATACCGCCAGCTTTGTAATATTTTGGATGATCTACATTACTCATTTATTATTCCACCTCACAATACTTTTTAGCTTTTTGTGCCAGCCAATTAGCTTTTCTAGGATGTATCCCGAAGCCGAAAATCTGCACGCTGTCCATCTTTATCAGCACTGTGTTATCCTTAAAGAAATACATATCAACGGTTCTTGGATTGACCTCTGCAATTACCTTACATGCCTTTGACAAGCAATCAGCATTAAAAGCACAGCTGGTAGGTACTCCATCAAATTCTGCCACTGAATACTCAAAAAATATAAACTCATCCTCACCGGAGAAAATCCATAACTTATTTCCTTTAACTTTAAGAAAGACTGGGTAAAGTTCTTCCTTAGTGGTCAGCTTTTTGCAAGTATCAAATATTACTGCCAGCTTCTTAAAGCTCTCTCTCAGGCCCTTATCACTGTAAAAAGTTACACTGGTCGTAAAACCCTTTGTCTGAAAAAACTTGTTTACATCAGGATATTTTTCAGGCACTGCCAAGAGTTCTGTCCCTTTAGGATTAATCAGCTGAGGCTCCTGTTTACAACCGACTTCACATTTAATCACAAAATATGTATCGAAGCTAATAACCTCGCCATCTTTAATAAATATGTAATTAAGTACAGGTTTTGCTTTGTTTTTGCTTACAAACTTTTCTGCATACCGAATTGCTTTTGCTAAATCAATCATATTTCTCACATTTCCTTTCCTTTTTCCGCCCCTAATGCGCAGGGCTTTTTCACTTAATCTCACACACTAGATTACACTCCTTAATCATCAGGCTTATCAGTTTGTCCACGGCTCCATTTTTACCCATCATGCGGCGATACCAGCCTGATTCTTCCAAGGTGTCTGCATTGATAATCATCTGTGTTTTCGCCCTTATAATCATTCTTTTACGCTTGTTCATCTATTCCCCTGCTTTCACTGATATACGATTTCGACTTTGCCGATAAATACTGCTATCAACAAAAGTACCCATACTATAAGTGGGAATCTAGCTTCAACCTGAATAGGCTGAAACAGAAATCTAAATGCGTTGCGAATAGTATTCATTTTCTTCATTCCTTTGCTTTTTTGTATAACGATTCACTCCATAGTATTGTTTCTGTCTCGGATTATGGTTCACTCGCATTTGTTGTTACTTTCGTTAACCTTGGTTCGCTTTTCACTTTTGTTTCTGTCATGCATTTTGGCTCATTCTAAGTTTATGTTACTATCTACTATTTTTGACTCACTCCAGCGATATGTTACTATCACATATTACGGTTCGCTCATTTTAGATGTTTCTATCCTCTGTAATGGCTCACTCTAGCCATCTGTTTCTGTCATAGTATTATGGTTCACTCGCATGTGTTGTTTCTTTCATTCACCTTGGCTCGCTCGTATTCTATGTTTCTATCTACAAGGGTGGCCCATTCTAACATATTGTTTCTGTCTAAAACCATGATTCACTCCAAAAATATGTTACAGTCAATTATTATGGTTCGCTTGTCACAGATGTTTCTGTCTAGAAGTGTGGCTCATTCTAAACGAATGTTACTATCTACAACATTGATTCACTCTTGCACTATGATTCTGTCGGGCTTAATGGCTCGTTTCAAGAAGGTGTTACTGTCAGTTCCTATGACTCACTCTAACCATCTGTTTCTATCTAGCCATATGGTTCGCTCAATCAGGCTGTTGCTGTCAGCTATAATGGCTCGTTCTAGTATACTGTTTCTATCTAACGATATGATTCACTACATCAATATGTTACTGTCGATTATTATGGTTCACTCGATAGTTGTGTTTCTATCTTCTTTAATTGGTTCGTTCCAAGGACATGTTACTATCTACTTATGATGACTCACTCGATGATTATGTTTCTATCTTCTTAAATGGTTCGCTCCTACGATCTGTTTCTAACATCGTATGTGGCTCGCTATGCTTATGGTCTATTTGGTACTTCAATCATATGTGCATGGCCTAACTGCGCTATGGCAAATGGCTTTGGTGGCTTCTCTCCTCTGTCCAGCTCATACCAAACTTCAAAGAGGTGGGAAAGGAAAATTTTCACTGTCCATCGCAATGCTCTGGCTCTGATATGCTGTGCAGGAAGTTTGCCGATGGAATAGGCTTTATATGCTTCTGTTGTCTTGCCAATTTTGAATTTCTCCAGCTTTTCCTTTGCCTGTTCTGCATAATCCCCTTTCTCATTCTTTTCAGTTTCATATTTCTTACGTTCAAGGTAAAGTCTGCTATAGAACGCATTGGGGTTGCTCTGAACTTTCAAGAAACTCTGTCCCAACTTCCAACAAAGAGTTTTAAAGTCAGCATTCCAGGGGCGTTTCTGTCCCTTTTTCCATTCTACTGTTGGGTCCAACCCTGCGAATTTCCATATAGCACCTGCGGTTTGACATTTCTTGATGTCGATGTTAGCTATCATGCCAGCAGCGATTACAGGTCCTATACCGGTAATAGATAACATCCATCTGCCAACAGGCTGACTCTCAACATATTTCTTCAAGACTGATTTGATTTCATTTTCTACTTTCTCATATTGAACCCCAAAGAAAGCTATTGTTTCATGAGGTTCTTTTTCGTCAGCCTCATTCAATATTCTTTGCTGATTATTGGAAACAATTCTGTTGTGCTGCATTTGATAATACAAATCCACTAAATACCTTGCTTCCTGATGTGATAATGTGGCAGCTGCGTTCCTCACATCTCTGTTTAGCTTATCAATAATATTTTCCATCGTTTTCTCCTTTGACTTTCTTTCAAAAAGCTAGTATGTCATATCTAATGATAGTTATCCTCGTCCTGCCTCATATTTCCACCTCATTTTACGAATTAGTATTGACTTCCAAGCTGTAGAGTTTTAAGTTGCCTCGGAATGAAAGAAACGGCTTTGTGGTAGACCACCCCTGCGAGGAGATAAAAAGGTAGTCTGCCTAGATGCCCCATCATTCAAGTTTCCGTGTTCTGCTTGTGACCTATATACATCTTTCTACTGTCGTCATCGAGCCTCTGACAGTTTGGCTTTGGCCTATCTGATGTACCCCCTCGACATTAGTTAGTATCGTGTCGACTCTAACGATGCCCCCGTTCCCTTTTACCATATCCCTTATCAAGACTTAGGTCTAACACAGGCTTGGAACACTTTACCTGCTGACGTTGTAGTGGACACAAGCATTAGGCAATCACACTACAGCGAATCCACTTCTCTGCATGGGCGGAATTAAACCCCGTTTTTTTAGTGGTGGCACCCCACTGTCACGAACAACCTAGAAAACTAACAATAATCCAAGTTGCCGTCAAACCAGTATGAAATGTCACTATTCTTGTTACTGGCGTGTAGCTGTTTTTAGCTACAAAAAGGCAAAATTAATCCTTTATTGAATCCACAATAAAATTAGACAAAGGTGCTTTCAATTCGCCCCGCTCCAAAGAACGAGAAATTAGGTAAAAGCCAATTGAAACCAAGGTGCTGTAGTTTGTATTAAGTATTTTGCAAAGGTTCCTAGCAACTTCTTTGTCTTTAGCAGGAATTTTTACATTTACTGCTTCTCTTCGTTCCAAATTAAACCCTCCTTTATAAATTTGTATTTTATTCATCTACAAATTTATTATAAAAAAAGCTACATAATAAGTCAAGATGAAAACAAAAAAACGAGGGAAATTTTTTTGAAATCTCCCTCGTCCTGGTTAGTGGATATTCTTTAGTTCTTTTTCTGCTCCGCATTTCAAGAGTTTAAGCCAGCCACAGTTAGGTATAACAGCAATAGCCTCATCATAGAGCTTTGCAGTAGCCGTCTCCCATGCTTTCCATTTAGAATTGATAACCTGCATATCTTTCATGCGCTCGGCTCGCTCTAACGGCTTTACGGATAATTCAGGCTCAAATATCTTAATAGGGGTTACATTGGCAGGAACAGGTTTTACAATTTCGCCATACTCCCAAATGATTTTCTCTAAAGTCTGATAATGATTCAGTGTTTCATTGATATACTGTTTGTAATGCCTACGAGCTTCATGACTGCAATCACCAAACATTTTGTATATCAGTGATACTTCTTGATGAAACATTACTCCCTGCAATTGATGTACAAGTACCTTTTGCCACATCGCCTTTATCTCTGGTGTCATGTTAATCACCTCACGCTATTTTGGTAACAATGAGATTTGCATTGTTCAAAATGCCCGCACTGCCTGTATAGCGTACATTAATGGTGGCTGTCTGCCCCTGGACAGTATTGCCTACAGCTACCAATGCGGCAAAGCTGATACTTTGCGGTGCTCCTGCTGCTGTGGTAGCTACAGACGAAGCTCTATTCACAGCATTGCCATTGGCATAGAGCTGTGCCCCAATAGTGCCCTCAGCTGTGCTTGCGCCATAGGCTGTAAAATCCACTCTATAGATACCTGCCCTGTTAAGGCTTACAGTGGCATTATCGTTGCCTAAAACAGCCGTTACTCCTGTCTGCAAGTTCTTATTGGCAAATGTAATATTGGTGTTAGTTGTTACTGTTAGTGTCTGGGAATTTGCTTCCAACATGAGAATCACTCCTTATAATATTTTGTATTGTAAATCAGTTGTTGCATAATACGCATATAGTGCATAACCATTTTGCTGATCTCGACAAAATGGTCATAAAAAAGTTGGTATACCATTTTCTTGATGTCACGAAAATGGTTGTAAAAAGGTGTTTTGCACCATTCCGTGCATACGCACGAAATGTTCATAGAAAAATAGAAAAAGCAGGAGCACCGCCCTTTAGCAATGTTCCTGCTTTTGTTGGTGCGGATGTGCACTCTATTATGGGTTAGAGAATGGTTGTGCCACCATAGTTGGTTGCGTAAGGACTAGAAACAACATAAGCTGGCTGAGGATATGGCTTCAATGCACCAATCAATGCCTGAGTCTGTGCATTATTGCCAAGTGTCAGCTGTGCTGCCTGCAAGTCGGTACGGAGCTGTGCAATGGTGTTATCCTTTGCATTGCTCTCCATCTGGCAGAGTCTGTCAAGAATCTTCTGAGTGTTGGCGGTATTAGCCGTTACAACATCGCAGGTATTCTTTGCCATTTCATAACGAACAGAATCTATATTCCTATTCGTCTCACAGCAGCAGGACTTATTGTCAAAACCTAACTGCATGATAGCTTCGCCGATGCGCTGTCCCTGTCCAGTAAGGGTAGTTGTGGCGTTATTAATGAGCTGTGCATTTTCATAGCCGTTGGAACACAGTCCTCTTTCAATTCCCCGAACATCGTTCTGGAGGTTATTGAAGTTGAAGCCATTGGTTACATCAGCCTGGGTAGCATAGTTCTGTGGAGGCATAGGTGGCTGCATCCCTCTGTTACCCCAACCGCCAAAGCCGTTACCGCCCCAGAAGAATATCATCAGCAGAATAATCCACCAGCCACCATTCTGAAAACCGTCGTTATCACGATTGATAAGACCGCCTAAAATGTTGCCAATCAGATTGTCGTCCATCGTTATCACCCTTTCGTTTTGAAATTATTTATTTCAGCTGCAACTGTATCAAAATTAATACCGAATTTGTTTGCTATCTGGTATGCCATAGGCATTAGAGCCTGAAAACGTGTCCTCTGCTCCTGTGTCATATTGGCGATGGCTTTTAGAGCACTCTCTCTAGGATTTTTGGTATTTAGAATGTTCTTTAGAGAACCCTGCGGTGTTGGCTGGCTTCTCATTGCTTGACTGAATATTGGATTCATTTTGCTTACTCCTTTCTAATAACTCTGCAATCTTTGCCACATTCTGCTCTAAATTATCCATCCTATCTTCCAATGTGGCAGGTGGTGTCGGTCTATTTTCCTGTGTAAGAGCAGTAAATGTGTATGGCTGTAACATTTTCTGTCCATTTACTATGCTGACAACATAGAAAATAGGCTCATTAGCAAGCATAAATATTGTTTGGCTTCCGTCCATAGGGACAGGAGCACTCTGTATCTCTGAAAATGAATTTACCATTATCCATCGTCCTGATGGTGGCTGTTGTAAACCCATAGAAGCACCATATCCAAACATCTCAATCACCTCTTGCTTATATTGTATCAGCTATTGATGTTGGCAAAGTGTCGTGTTTATGCCTAAAAAATGTCAAAAAAATACATGCCAGCTAATGAAATCATAAAAAATGCCACCATCCAACCTTTGCTGGACTGTGGCAAAAATACTTGACTTTTGTGATAAATGAGATAAAATGTTTGTGTAGCCTAATTGATGGAGGTGAGTAATATGGCTATAGGTGCTTATGGCCGCCCTATTAAGGATATTCAAATTCGCATTCGCATGACTGAATCCGAAGCCGAATTATTGGCACAGTGTGCTAAGGTTTTGGGTAAATCAAAGACTGCCATTGTTAATGATGGCATAAGAATGATTGCGAATAAATTGCCAGAAAGTCCAAATAAAAAAGAATAGAGCATTGCTCCCCGACCAAAGTTTGCAATGCTCCACAGAAAATACACCAAAGGTAGGTGCTAAATATAGTATAGCACTTATCTTTGGCAGAAGAAAGAGATAGGTGTTTTGTTTTGAATAATAATTTAGAAATTTTTTCCAATGCTGAATTTGGTGATGTTCGTGTGGTTATGACATCTGGGTGTCCATGGTTTGTAGGCAAAGATGTTGCAAATATTCTAGGGTATACCAATGCAAGCAAAGCATTGACAGACCATGTAGATAGCGAAGATAAACTCAATAACGATTCGTTATCGAGTTTGGGGCAACGTGGAGGATGGCTCATCAACGAGTCAGGACTATACTCTCTAATCCTCTCCTCAAAACTCCCACGTGCTAAAGAGTTCAAGCATTGGGTAACTTCCGAGGTGTTGCCATCTATCCGCAGGACAGGAAGTTACACTATAAAGCCACTAACTGAATATCAGTCAGAAAGGCTTGCTATTCAAAAGGAAAATGCAAGAGGGCGTACAGCTTCTCTGTGGCTAAAAATTGCAAGCAACACAGGCATAGCTACCTACAAAGAAATCTGCAATGCCTATGCTGCTAACACCCTAGCAGGAAAAGAAGTATTTGCACTTCCCCAAGTAGACGAAAAAACATATACCGCTACCGAGGTTGGTGAACAGCTGGGAATATCTGCTCATAGGATTGGAACTATTGCCAAGCAGAATAACCTGAAAACAGAATCGTATGGCAAATGGTTCTACGACAAGTCAAGATATTCAGGTAAGCAGGTGGAAACATTTAGGTACAACAAAGCTGGCATTGAAGCTATTAGGGCAAAGCTGAATACTAGCGAGTATAGTGGAAAAATCATAGGCTACGAAGATTGCATTGATGAAAACGGCGAGGTAAAGAAAGTTGCATTAGTTCAGAAATAAAATAAGAGGGACATCCACCTAAATGGTAGATGTCCCTCTTTCTATCTGTTAAGTGCCTTATAAACTTTGTCGTAGCCATTGGCTATAATTCTATTAACTGTTTCAATCGAATATCCGTATTCAATGGCAATAGCATTTACACTCTTGCCATATATGAACTTGGCATCCAGAATCTTTCGATACGGTTCTGGTATTTTGGCTTCCTCTACTATTTGCCTAAAATCAGTTAATGTGGAGTCTGTGAGAAAAGCTCTCGCAATTTTTCTGCTGAATAACATTTTCTCACCCCTCTATTACCACCTTTTTCTTGGTAGTTTCAACGCTGTTAGCTTTACTTATCCTGCTTTTGACCGTAGTAGTCTGGCAAGAAGTTTTTATGCTAGGCTGTGTGTTTGATAGAACACGAATTAGACAAATCGATGTTGCACATGTCGCCACACACGAAATGATAAGTGCTATGGTAAGCCAGCGAATTGTCTTTTTCTGCATATTGACTGTTATAGCCAACACTGTTGCCATTTTAGCTATTTCTTTTTCCATATATCCCCCCTAATTTATCCATTTTAGGCTTGTAGTACCTTGATACCATTTTTCCCACACGAACCATGCATAAGCTACTGCATTGCTTTTACTTCCTGTTGCATCTGAGAAATTGCCATTTCTAGCACAATGCAATCTTGATGAGCTGACATAGACTATTTTAGGAGGATTGTCTAAGAAGAATTGCTTTCTTCTTTTGCTTTCCAAAAACTGCAACCTTAGAAACATAGCCACTTTATGCCCATCATCAAGCACATCTATAGCCCTTTGACAAAACTCTAAAGCATATTTATAAGGCGGATTTGTGATTATATCGCATTTTTCCACCTTAAAATCGCTATTTAGAAAATCTGATATATCGCCGTAACCTCTATCTACAAGGTCAGTGCTTGTGACGATGTGCCCGTGCTTTTTGAGAACTTCTGACATGTGTCCCTCACCGCATGCTGGTTCCCAAATAACAGGACAGAACTTCTCTGCCTCTAGCAGCACCTCAACAGCCTTGGGTTCTGTAGCGTAGTAGTCCTCGCTGGCTCGTAACTTTTCCGAGTGATTTGTGGCACCTATGGTATATATTGTCTTGCAATTACTCCAATCCTTTGCCATGATAAACACCCTCGTAATTAATAATCTTCACTCCATACCGCAAGCAAGCACTATGTTCCATACGGCAACCTCGGTAATACTCCCACCCCTCTGCAAAATAAGCAACATCGGCTTTTGCAAGAATTTCAAGTGATTTACCAAGCCACCACAGGCCACTTACCTTAACATCAGCTGGTTCTTCTTCATTATGAAAAAACGAATCCAATACTTCTACTTCATCGTCTGGAAACATTTTTCTGACTATTTCAATAGCCTTGTTGCGTTCCGCCAAAATATCCTCATCGGTCTTTCCACGCATACCCTGTGAGATAAATAATTTCACAAAAAATCCCTCCTAATTCACCAAGAATATGTCACTTTTGCCATTATTCTGCCATCGTCCGTATCATAATCAACGCCAACCCCCATATATTTTCCGCTTTTGCTGATTTTCCACTGGTGGGTATAGCCCACAGTCTTTTCAGCAGGGTAATACTCTATGGTGTTGATGTGCTTCTTGTAAGCCTGTACGTTGTACTGATTGAGATTAACAGTCGTGTCTTTATCCAGCTTATCAAGCTCTACGGCCTCGTCTGGGTGGTCTTTATCGGTGACTATAGAGAAGTCTGCTTTTTCTTGCTTACTGGCCTTTTCAGAGGCCTCCTGTGCCTTGTCGCCTGTAGTCTGAATGATATACACCGGTTCCTTTTCAGTTACTCTTATTTCCCGAATGGTTTCCGACACCTGCTTTGTCTGCCCGCTGTCCAACTTGATATGAGCATTGTCAGCAGCCTGCTTTACTCCTGCCGGTGTTTCTGCCTGTTGCTGTGGAATAGTGGTTACAGGCTTGGTTGTGTGTGCCTCCCAAGCCTTAACCAAAAAACATACAAGCAGAATAATTAGGACTACAGCGGTAATAATCTGGGCTGTTTTATATTTATTATTTTGAATCCAATCCTTTATTTTCTGCATTTTGTTCTCCTTAATTCTGTTTGTACCAGTTGGCTTTGCCTCTCAGCACATCTCCACCACGTGTGCCGTTGGTAGTCCACGGGTTGTACGCAGGGCTTTCGGAAGTGCCAAGGTACTCTAAATCGCCTCTGGTATCGCCATCTTGGTAGCTGTCATTCCACCACGCATACGGATTGTGTGTACCAATACCGCCATCTTCGTTGTTGGCAGCTTCGCCATGAGTCATAACATGCTGCTTGTCAATAGTCAGCCACCATGCAGAAGCTACAGCATTGATTACCTGTGCTATAACCTCAATCTGTTTTGCCGTAGGTGGGTAAGAACCAAGGTCAGCAGAGCCAGCTCCATACGCACAACACAAAGCAATACCCAAAGAGCCACTATTTCTTCGCCATGTGTGACTCTTGGTTTCTGCAAAGTCCGTAGTAGATACAAAAATCTTGCCTTTGCCTGTAATATTGATATGGTAGTCGGAAAACAGACTATCATACTTACCAGCTGTCCAGTGAAGATAAATTTTCGGTTCATATCCGTGAGCCTTGGCGATGCTCCATACTTTTTCTCTACTGTTTTCTGCAAGCTGCTTTACTTGCTCCAGTGTTACTTCCTGCATAAAATCACTCCTTGTTCTCGGAAATCATTAAAAAAAAGAAAGTAGGCATCCTGCTGTGAGAATACCTACTCCTGCAAAACTATTATTTTTTTTCGGGTTTTTCACCCTCGGCAGAATTATATTTGCTATCAAGGAAATACTTTGCGTACTGGCTTCCTGCCAGTGTGGCCACGCCTGTCATACCTGCGACAACTGCTGTTATGCCTTGCCAGCATGAACCGAGGTCAAAGTTCGTTCCATGCAGACCGTTGCTCCAGAAGCCAAACAGCCAACTAAACATGACCGTTGCCAGGAATATCATCATTATGGTGACGAGTACGCCTATCTGTTTTGTTTGCAATGCTTGAAATAAGTTCTTTAACTTCTCTGTCAAAATCATCACCTCACTCTTGATGTTCGATGCGCTTTTCCAAACTATCCAGTCTGTGGTGAGCAGAACGAACACTATTTTCGGTCTGTGCAAGTCGGACATCTAGTTTGTGCCGTTCGGAATTACTGCGTTTTAGCTCTGCTAGCATTTCATCAAATTTAGATTCAAATTTATCTAATGATGTATATATTGGTTTTAGAACAACATAACCAAACGCACTGAACAAGAAACCAAAAATTGCAACAATACCTGCTACTGTCTGTACAACTTCGTTAAAAGCCATGCTATCACCTCTTGATTGCTAGAATGGTTTACCAGTTATATAGGTAAATTCTTCTTCCGTGATAGTGCCTTTTTTTACCCGTAATCGTAAGACAGTATCATTGATTTTTCCTGCTTTGTACAGCCTTTCCAACGATTCTACTATTAATCGCATGCTAAATCACCCCCTCTTCAATAAGTTTTTCGGTGTATTCATCTATAATCTCTGCTTCTCGCCTAAATGACACATCTTGCAAAGATTTCAAAATAAAATACTCGTCGCATGAAATTACTCTCTCGTCATATGTGTAGGATTTGTTACCATCTACATCTGTATTTTCTACAATATTTTGGTGGAGAAGATACTTATCATTACCAGCTTTTTGAAACATCTCTGGCTTTTCGTTGGAATGTGCTGTTACCCAGCTACCCATAGCTTATCACTTCCTTTTATCTGCATAGCTGATAGTCTTTTTGAAATTATCTAAAGGCAATTGTAAATCAGCTATAAAATTATGCATATCGTAAACTCTACAGCGTGATATATAGGCAAATGCTCTTTTTGCATCGTAAGAGGTTATTTTCTGATGATTGTTCATTTTCTTCCTTATGTGATTCAAGCATCGCCTTGTCTTTACGAATGTTTTAGGTTTCATTGTAATCTTAGAATATGTTATTAAAGAACCAACATATGTTATTTTATTCTTTGATGTCATGTGAATTTGTGCTTTGTGCTTCAAACAAAGTCCTATTCGTGCAAGGTGATTCACAACCCCATCTACAACCTTTTTAAGTTTTCGCTTATTAGGTGAAAATATGAGCATATCGTCATTGTATCTAACATAATACGCCACTGTTTTCTTTCCAAACGACTTAATAAGATTGTCAAGCGGTGTCAATAGTATGTTGGCAAACCATTGTGATGTATATAGCCCTATCGGACACCCTCGCTTTATAACACCGAATTCTGGATGGATAATAACATTACCACGCAGAATACGTGCGAAAAGGGCTAAAGTTTTCTTATCTCTGATAATTCTTCTAAGTGTATGAAAGACTGTAGATGGTTTTATAGAGTTGAAAAATTGCTTTATATCTAGTTTGACAAAATATTTCGTGTTTTTCTTGTCATTCATTGCGTGCCTAATATATTTTACCATATTTTCAAGCCCTCCGTATTTGGGCACACTTGCATAAGAATGTTTGTAGAATCTATTGATAAAGTAAGGTTTACATACCTGCATTATGGCATGATGAACAACCTGGTCTTTAATAAAATCTGGGCAAACTATTTCACGTTTCTTTTTCTGCACACCATCGTTGATTATTTTTATGTTGTGTATTCGCTTTGGCCTCCATAAATTGTTTTTTAGTTCATAATGAAGCTGTGTCACAACTTCATCTTCGTTAAAAAGAGCACTTTTCACACTGCGTTTATCTCTTTTTCCCTTGGCTGCGTTGTGTAGAGCCATCCTCAAATTAGATTCACTTATTATTTCGTTGAATAGATTATTTATAGTTTTCATATATTAAAATCCTTTGAACAAAGGTCTACGGATATTATGATTTTACTCTTACTAATCCGCTTTCTGTATGCCTAATTTTCTCTCCGTATGGAGCGTGGATATATACCGACATTATTTATATTGTGTTCAAGTTACAAGGCGGCGCCATAGTTCACGTTCGAGTTCGACGGAGAGTTATTCGAGTTCCAATAGAACAGGCCGTAGTTCGAGTTACCACCGTAGCCGCCTCGTCTGTATATACCCATATATTTAATTTCTAAAATGTTACTATTCCCTGGGAAAGCGAGCGGGGAAGGGAACCTCCCCTGCACCCCTCCCATCAGAAATTTTTAAAGGACAAGGCGGCGCCACAGGACACGTCCGAGTCCGACGGAGAGTCACTCGAGTACCAAAAGAACAGGCCGTAGATCGAGTAACCACCGAAGCCGTTTATAAACAAACCTGTGCTTCCTCTGTACATATAGTCGCTGAGATGTGTGGTATCTGAACCACCAATGCTCATAGGTGCAGTAATGCACTGTGAATTGCCCTGCATTTTTGTTATATACCCATTAGATGTTGGTATTTTCAATCCTGTGTTTATGTACCCTGTACCACTATCGTTATAGCCATTAATGGTAGAACCATCTACTACAGAATATGTATGCTTTATCAAAATAGTGGCATAATCAGAGTTCATAATGACACCAGCACAGTATCTATAAATATCACCCCACGGATTTTCTATGCCGAAGAATTTTGTTGCATATGTGTTTTGGTAGTCGAGTGTCCCCCAAAACATTCCCTTTTTATTGCCTGCTCCTGTTGGTACTACATGATAGCTAGTTCCGCCAGCACCTATGGCCTTTTGTGAATTTAGCCTTTTAGTTACGAGGATTCCGAGGCATCTAAGCAAATCCCAGTCGCTCCACAAGTCGATGTTCCAACCCTCGCCACATTGTCTTGCATAATTCATGCAGGTAGTTAAGCCACCGCTTATATTGGTAGTCGCAACAGCTCCTGTAGACAAAGAACGGAACTTTCCGTTTATAAGACTTGCTTCGTAGATGGCCATATAGTAGTGGTCAGCATAAGTGCCATCTTCCTTTTTGCATGACCAGCACTCATAATCATCATCATATTTTTCCGAACAGAAATAGATGAATAGCATGGAAACTACCCTCTGAACCTTGATGAACACAGGAGAGAACTCCATCATTGCATTTCCCTCATATGATGTGTTAGAAACATCGGAAGGACTACCATCTTCTTTCAGAGTGTAATCGTCTGGATTAAGATAATAATCAACCTTTCCGTCAAATTTCAGCATACATGGACGAGGCATAAATGGTGCGTTTTTCCAACTGCCCCAGTCACATTTGTTATTATCCATCTGGGCATTGACATTCATTATGACTCTAAGTGGTTTATAATCGGAATTATCGTACCCAGGTGGATAGGTAACAGAATCTGCTTCAATAGGATTTTCTTCGTCTATGCAAACAGCATAATGCCAGTAATCGAATCTGTTAAGATTGCTGTTTGATACCGCACCACTGGTAGCAATAGGAAACGCTCTATAATACCACTGTTCGGAGCTTTCCTGTTCATCAACATATGCCGTGGATTTAAACTTATTACGAACGGCACATATCAACACCAAAGTTCCGTCCTCTATGTTGGTAGGGTATGAACCTTTCTTCTTAACAACAGCTGTTTCTCCCCAGGCATCATTGGTCGAATCGTCAGGGTCCTCCCACATCAGGTGAACTTTTGAATTGTTGTCAGAACGGGTTATTCGCCTATGTTTTACATGACCTAAATCCGTAGACAAAGTAGTATCAATAGTTATGTCTTTTATGACATCTGCATTTTTTCCAACATTAAGCGTGTAAGTGGAAGAGCTACCATTTCCTTTCGTAACGACAACAGTGTTGGTATTGTTAGGCTGAAACTCTATGTCCCTAACATAATTAGAGATTTCAGCAATGGCTTTTGTGAACTGTCCCTGTGAAACAAAGCCACTGGAATCCATACTCATAGGCCCACCAAACAAGTCGTATTTGTAGCTTATGATTATTTCTCCCGTTTCAGTATTCTTTTCTTTTACTTCGATGATTCCAACATTTGTACCGGCCGCACAATCCTTGCCCTCGCCCTCCACAAAATAATCCGTGGTAGTAAACTTATCCTTAATGTTGTAGACATTACCTACTGTCATTTTAGATGGCATAGGCAGGTCAGCAAATAAAATACTGCCATATGACTTCATAAGACTGTCGTAAACCTTTCTTAGTCCGCTTACAGTTACAAGTTTGTTGCCATTTTTTAAGCCCATTCTATCAATCCTCCGTAATTACCGCAGTCATAGCTGCTAACACTTCGTCCTCTGTAGCAATATCCCCCGTGCCAACACCGCTGATATTTTTCCATTTATTTTTATCAAACATAGTATCTGATATATCGTCAGAAATACACTTATAAATACTGCCATTATACTCGCAGAAATCATTCTCATAAAAGGCATATGTTCTATAAGTTGTAAAATCAAATATGTCCTGTGTTGGAACATCAAAAGAAGAATTGCCATCGAACAAGATTCCCTTACGAATACGAACATTACTTACTAGGAATTGCCCACCCAGGAAAAGATACGGTCTAAGATTTGCATCAGTTTGAGAAAATTTTGATACTCCATTAATATAAAGTTCAATCGTTTTAGGAGTCGTGGTTTGTTTTATAACCACACATATATACATCCAAGAATCATCATTAATCTGTACGATATTTTGAGTCTGTCCAGCACGTATGTAAGAATTAGCTGTTGTTCCAGGCTTTTTTCTAGCAATAACATCAAACGAGAAGTCTGTTGTAGGATCGGGCATTGTTGGCTGTATCATCACGGATGGCAAATCGAGAGCATTACTACCTGCAAAATATCCATTTTGACTGATGGCAGAAGCCGACATATTAGGAGTGTACAAGTCAACAGTATCACCTATATTTTTCAAACGATTATTACCATCAAAAAAATAATGATTAGGAGCAAAATCTAATACGCCAACCAAGGAGTCATCTATGTAGCTACCCCATGGTCTTATTGTGTGAGAGAGCAAATCCCAAGCTAGGTGGTCGAATGCAGGGCTAATGGTGGAATTGCTAGGGGTGATATTTGTTTTACACCGATAAATTTTGCCCTTATGTAAAACAATGTTATCTGTTTTGTAAGACTTTTTACTATTCCAATCTGGTATATATGGATTGTCACCACCTATGATGTCCCAATTCTTCATATCAGCATTAATGGCGGTAGTAGATGTGTGGGCAGTATTGCAACGGTAGATTAGCCCGCCAGTGGTAATTACTGCACCTGCCTTGTAGTAAGTGCTTTTTTCCCATATATCAATGCTGGAAAAGAGCAGTTCCCACTTGTCGGCATCCGTTGAAAATGTCGCACTGGTATGTTTGGTATTAGCTCTATATATAGAACCATCTTTTACGACAACTTTGCCAACCTCATAACTGGTCTTGGTTGCCCAATCAGTAAGAAGTGCTGCCTCTCCTATGAGTCTCCAATTAGCGGTTTTGTCGTCCTCCCATGAAGAAGTAGCAGTATGTTTCAGTGTGCAGGAATATATTTTGCCGTCCATAGTCACTGTCATACCAGGCTCGTAATTATAACCAGCTCCTACCCAGCCATTGATATGAGAACAGAAGAACTCCCAGTTAGCATAATCTGTGAAGAAATCATTGCCTGATACATGGGTAGATTTTGCATAATAGGCATTGTTCCAAGCTGACACAAGCTGTCCTTTTTGGTACAAAGTCTTTGCAGTCCACTTTGCCATTCCGCTGGAACTGCTGACAAACTCCCAGTTAGCAACATCGTCACTGAACTGTGTGCTTGATGATTTATGGGCAGATAGTGCTCTGGCAATAGCACCATTAACAACAACTACTTCGTTCTGCTTGTAGTCATGTTTAATTTCCCAATCTGGAATATTGGGGTCGTGCCCTACAAATTCCCAATTAGCAATATCATCACTAAGGCTGGTTGTTGAAGTATGTGCAGTTTTTACCCTGTACAGCTTGGAATCGTTTACCACAATCTCATTTTCTTTGTAAGCGTGCTTTGCTTCCCAGTTTGGAGCGTAAGGTGCACCACCTTTTATGCTGTCCCAATTGGCAATATCGGCACTTAATGAGGTAGTAGATGTGTGTGCTGTTGTGCATTTGTACAGAATTTTATCATTTTCTATAATCATACCTGCTGGGTAATAGGTGTTTGCCGTCCACGCATTGATATTGGCTGTAACAAGCTCCCAATTGGCAATATCGGCAGAAAATGTCGCACCTGCGGTATGGTTAGTTAGTGCCTTGTAGAGAAGCCCGTCGTTGGTAACAAGCTGACCAACTTGGTAACTTTCTTTGGTAGCCCATGCAGTAACTCTGCCTGTTCCACCCAGCTTTTCCCAGTTAGCTGAATCGTTCAAGAACGATGTGGTAGAAGTGTGTGCTGCCTTAGCTCTATATATGCTTTCGTTGAAAACGACAATATCATTTTTTAGATAATCGTGCTTAGCCTCCCAATCCTCAATATAAGGTGCTTTGGTAAGCATTTCCCAATTGGCAATATCCTTGTCAATTGATGTCGTTGACTTATGGTTGGCAGTGGCACGATACATTTTGCCACCGCTTATCACAACATCATCTTTTTGGTAGTCATGAGATGCTTCCCAATCATTTATGTAAGGGAGTTTGGTAACTCTCGTCCATTTATCATTGTCAGCAATGATAGAGGTGGTAGATACATGAGCAGTTTTGCACTTATAAAGCTGGTTGCCACTTTCTACAATGATACCTGCTGGATAATAGGTGCTTTTGGCCCAGTGATTAAGGTCAGCTGTAACAACCGACCAATTTGCTGCATCCTGTGAAAAGGAAGTGCCAGATGTGTGGCTTGCAGTTGCTCTATACAGAATACCGTCATTAGTAACCAGCTGTCCTACATCATAGCTTTCCTTTGTTGTCCACTGAGATACGCCCCCAGCACCGCCTAATTTCTCCCATTTAGTAACATCGCTTGCAAATGCTGCAGAAGATGTATGCTTGCTAAGTGCTCTGTAAATGGTCTTTTTATAAACAACAGTTTCGTCCTTTAGATAGCTATGGCTGGCTTCCCAATCAGGAATGTAAGGGTCGTGCCCTACATACTCCCAATTGGCAATGTCAGTCTTTAAGTCAGTTGTAGAAGTATGGCTTGCCTTTGCCCTGTACAATTTTCTCTCACTGACAACTATTTCATTTTTCAAATAATCATGTTTAGGTTCCCAGTCTGGAATAAATGGATCTGCCCCGCTGATTAATTCCCAGTTCGCAATATCAGTTTTTAGGTCAGTTGTAGATGTATGGTTGGCTGTGGCTCTGTAGAGCTTGCCATCGCTGACAACCACTTCATTCTTGGAATAGGTGTGTTTTGTTTCCCAATCAGGAGCATTGGCATCATAACCATCAATCTGCACCCACTTAGCCTTAGTAAATGATTTGTCGTTGTTGGCTGTTTTACAAACCCACAGCTTGTTGTTGAGTCTGACAACATCATTGGCATTATAAGAAGTGCCACCTGCCCATGCAGAAATAGTAGCAGCATCACCGGTAAAAGCAATTCTATCCCAATCTGACCAATCAGCACCGCTTCCACTCATATTACGATAATAAAGGCGAGCCTGTCCTTTGGTTCCACCATCGTAATACCCACACAGAAGCTCCGTAATGCCTCCGAATTTGCTGGCATAGATTCTTACAGAATTTCCTGATGTGATAGGGTATGTTGTTTTGCCACCCCCATGCAATTCGACTACGCTTGTTGACTTTGGCACATCCTTACGCGCTACCACGGAATCTGATGTAATCAAAGTATTATTGTAGAAATCAAGAGTATCTGTAGTGTTAAGTCTGCGGAGAATTAACTCACAAGTACCATTGGTTACTTTATCGCCCTCTCCGTATGCGACAGGGTAGTTTTCTGCATCGGTATTGCTAGTTCCAGCCTGAATGACCTCAAAGAAGCCCCACGATGGAATACCTGGTGCTCTGAATATGTCATGCAATGCATATTGGGTATTTGCTTTCCAATAGTCCCAATGGGACTTGTTTAGAGCGTGGTTCACATGCAATGCATTTTTATCAATGACAAGCAAGGCATCGTTGATAGACTCCTTGGCAACATGGTCTTGTGAATCTACTATAGGGATTGATAGATTTTTTGTTATTTTTGTGCCCATTTACTTTTTCACCTCGAAAATGCTGTTTGTTTCATTCCATGTATAATAATCTGCTGTTCCTAATTGCACAGTCTTTATCCAAGTTTTCACTGTGTAAGAGTCTGCTGGAGAGTCCGTTGTATATGTCGTGGAGTCGCTAAACCGCAGTACCGTACCATTTGGCAACCAATATGTGCCATCGGCAGCCAACATTGCACCTGGAGTCGATGGATTTACCACAGGGAATCCCAGCAATACAACAGGGCTATCATCATAATCAATGTATTGTGGATTATTGTATTGCCCAGCAGGAAGAACAATCTGACCATTATTCTCTAAATCGTGAATCAGTCCAATTGCCCCTGTTTCATCGTAAGCAAATCCTACTATGGTAGGGACGATCCATAAGAATGTTCTCTCCTGTCGTTGCCAGCTTTCAAGCCCATTAAAAATGCAATACATCTGTATGGTTGTTTCCGCTCCAATGTCACCGCCATCTTTGCACCTGTCAGCCCACGAATAATAATATGCTTCGTTTGTCACTGTATCCTTACGGATACTCAGCCCACCAGCAAATACCTCAACAACATAATCAAGTCCATTCGGCTTTTCAAATGCTGTGCCAGAAACGGAATCAGCTACATCGTTTTGTGTAACTACAGTAAAAGTGGAATCCTTATCACGAGGTGCCCATGTAAGGCTTAAATCACCTGCCACCTTATTAGCATAATATTGGTCGCTCAACATATGTGCGGTCATACGAATCCTGCCTTGCACAGTTGGCCGAGAAGAACGCTGTTTTGTTTCAAAATGGATATTCAATGTTGGATTTAGCTGTCCCTGCTGGTCAACGCTATCTGTAGTAATGGAGTAATATTCATCTGTTGTCTGTCCTTTACTGCATACCCAGCCACCGCGTTTTACATTAATATAATGTCCGCTTTGGAGAAAAATAACTGGCTCGGTAGCAGAATGTTTTTGTGGAACAGTGTCGTATATGCCACGGATAACACCTAGTATTTTCCAATTTCCGTTAGGCTGTTGAACCATACCGCTATACGCAATCCATTCCTCACCTATGATAGCAATTCTATTGGCTTTCCTAGCAACATCAATGTCAGCGGAAGTCGGTATAAGCATTTCTTCAACCATATTGGTAATGCCGTTGACTTCTCTTACAGTAAATCCCTGCAAATCTTCGGCAAGTCCCTCTTCTGGGTAGTCATAAACCATCTTGCCCACTGCTGTCCATGCTGTTGTATCGTTTGAACGAACAAAGTTGGAATCGGTCGCTGTCTTTCGCCACACATGCCATATCGTATTCGCAATAGATGGCTGACAAGCATACATTTTTACGAATGTTTCTGTCATTCGTGTGATTTCATATGGTTCTTCCCAAACACCCCATATTTGAATCTCACTAGGCTGTACGGGGTCACGTTCCCATTCTGTACTGCCACTGTAGGTAAAGTTGTTCTTGGCAAGGGAGAATACATCCTCAACGGCATCTATCTTGACAGTACCATCAACAAAATCACTCAAATCAACATTTGTTGCCCTAAAAATCATGCTGGCTATGCCATATGGAGCAAATTTTACAACAAACCTATCGCCTAAACGTAGTGTTGACATAGTCCTGTCACACTCCAATGAGATGTTTGCCAGCGGATACCCCTGCTCTGTACCTACTCTTTTCGCAGCGTATAGTGCATTAGCTGCGGTAGTAAAGTAAGGGAAATCATAGGACTTTGTTGTCTTTACTCCGTTGAGAATTTCTATGTTGGCGGGGTCATCAGCTGTCAATGTGCCTGTTTCGTACCTGGCATTTCTGTCTGTATATGAAACGGAAATTTCACTTATGGTATTCAACCAATCCTGTCGCACGAAAGTTATCTTACTACAGTTGGAGGTATTAACCAGCAGCATATCTTCTTGGTCGTCTCTGATTAGTCGATGAACCATAAGGCCTGTAGAAGAATCAGCATATCTAATGGCATTGATGTGGCTGCATATATTTTCAACAATACTCTCTGCCGTTTCCTTAGATGTCATTTGAATTGACAGCCCCAGCTGTTCTTTAGCAATGCGTTCGCCCATACTGTCAAGTGCTTTTATATCAAGGCAATCAGCAGATTCTGCTAATCCCCAATCATTGTTGCTGACTATTTCCTTTATAATCTCTGCGGGGTTGGCATCGTCGCCAATTTTTGCGTAATCTTTGCCGTTAGCCTTGGCGAGAGAATCAGGAATTATCTCTATCTCATACCACATAGTAGGGATAGTTGCTGATTTTCCGACATAAGCGGTAGGAACAACCACGGTAATGAATGGTCTATAGGCAGAGGTAAGACCTCTCAAATCAGCCTGTATACTGTCAGCATTCATTTCTTTAGACATCCAAGGGTCTGCACCTTGGTTATCTCCGCCAAAATATACTCGTATATCACCTACAAAACCGCCATTTTCATCGGGACCACCAAATAAGTTTTCATTATCTACATGAATGGTAAACGGAGAGCCATCCAAATGATTGCTTGCTGGTTCATCACCTGACCACACTTCTTTTTCGTTCATGTAGATCCGTCTTAGTCTAGCATTAGGGCTACCCCAGCATAATATCTGCTGATAGCCAAGGTAATACTTAAAACCTTTCTGAATGGTAGTTCTACCACCGTGGTTAGTGAATAGGGCTGTTAATAATGCCAGCAAGAGTGATATGATGGCCATTACAATCATTCTCATTTTATTGCCGTTTGCTGTATCAGTTGCCGTGCCAGCACCACTACTTGTGGTAACAAAATGCTTTGATGGCGTAACTAAGATTGCAATTAAGGGGATAAGCCCACTTATAATAATGTTTGTCCAATCTACATCAGTCCACATACCGTAATCTTCGGTATATGCCCTGCTCGAAAAATCACCCCAATAGCTGGTAAGGGGGGATTTTATAAGGCATTGCCCCATCACAACAGGAATAACAGTACCTATGCGTGTAGAGGTTATGCTAAGTGTAGCAGGTTCTTGATTGAAACTGCTATTTCTGGTCGAGCTTCGTCTATTAAAAAATAAAAGTGCCAAGGTGGTTAGCCCCCAGCCAACCCATGCACCTAAGCCTGAATCATTTTTTCGTCTTGCCATAATTCACCGCCTTAATGGATATAGCCATTTGTATCACGGAAAACAATATTGCCATTTACCCAATATGTGCCTACACCTGTAGGATTCTTTTCAGCATCTGTTGGTGGGCAGTATGGAAAACCTGTAAAATTAAGAGCATTGCCAAACCGCTTCACACAGGTGTTGAATGTTTTATCACAGCCTGGTAACACAACTACATTATTACGAGGTCTTAGGGAAAATGGATATTTTAGCGTACACACTTCTCCTTTATGAGAAGCAATCATTCGTACTTGCCCATTGAAATACATTTTCCCGTTTTCATAATATCCATCTGGATGCTTGGCAAAATCCTTAGAATAAATATTCAATCCCTCGTCCTTGTCAAGAAATACTATTTCCTGATACTGGGACGGGTCTACCTTGCAATTATGGTTGTACAAAACATTGTTACAGGTGTACTGATAAAGTCCATTGGGAAGCTCTTTCTTTAGCCAGCTTTCCATAACAAATGTAAGCTGACACTTTGAATCCTCGAAAGAAGCCTGTGTTGCCCTGCCATAGAAGATAGTATCTACTTTGCTCATATCCGCCATGTGAAGTCGCATTATCTTTAGATTAATAGGCGTTTCTGGTGGCACCTGCTGGTACAGCTTTGCCACTGGATTCTCTTTGGAAACAGTGATTGTCATTTCAACCAAGCTGTTACTGCTTCCAGGCTTTAACTCCTGTCGCTCAATGTATTCGCCATAATAGATTTCATCATTGATGGTCAAGTCTTTTCTGCGTGAGGTGTACAGATAATCAGTGCCATTACAAGTAAATTTATAAAATTCTACTGGCTCGCCATCCTGTATGGAATTTTCATATTTTGACAGATTACTGCTTGTAGGCATTAATTATCCACCTCCATTAATTCAAAAGAAATGTTTGCACTTTCTCTAGTTTCGTATTCCGTAACCATAGAATCACTTGCATGACGGACTTTTAAGAGGAAAGAAATCATACGAACATCTTTCATATAAATAGGTTCAGTCAATGGCGATTCCAATGTTATCTTGCTATGTTTTCCACTGCTGTCCAGCTCCCAGCCAACAATTTTCAGTATCTTCACAGTTCCGTTGTTAAAGAAGATAATAATAGTTTTTCTTCGCTGGTTGCCATTATAGTACCGGTAATAATAAGGAAATTTTGCGATAAGTTCCTGCTTGGTGGTGATTCCATCTTTGACCAGCTCTATATCGCTCGTCCATGTAGGCACATAGAACGACTTCCACTGCCCTTTGCATCGGTAAAAAAATCTTTGCAGAAATTGAATCTCGTCTTTACTTTTTGCATGGTAATCGAAAACCATATGAGTAGTTGTTGCCTTTGACTTTAGGTCATACCTAAAATAACCAGTTTGGTTGTCCAGCTTATTAGCATTGCGGGAATAGCTCATATTCATATCCTGATACCATGATGGAGGCATCATAAATAACTCACAGTCATCAATGTACTTATAATTATTTAGGGCATTAGTTGACTCCTCGAAAGTAAGAAAAGGATAGTTGTACTCATCACACTCTGCTGGCAGATTCACAGCTGTTAGCGATGGCATAAACTCAACATTTATACACATATCTGCAAGGCTTGCCGTAACATTTGTATAACTATCCTCTTGATTTAATATCCCCCAAAATACAGGGGTGACTAGTGTTGCTCCCTCGTAATAATCGTCTTTGAATGTGGTTTTCATCTGTAGATAGCCACTGGAATATAGCTGTTTCAAGAAATACCTGGTAGAGTTTCCTCTTGCTCCCTGGAACTCCTTTGTGAGTAAAACAGCGTGGCAGTCCCGATAATCCCACACATCCTGTGCTGTAAGCTGAATCCCTGTTTCTTTTTTTCGCCTTGTTTTTGGCAGTGTTCGTGTCGCAGACCACAGCGGAAATTCCAGCTGTTGTGTCTGCAAGCCATTAGTCAAAGAACGCAGGTACTCACTCATAGCAGTGTCTACACCTGTATAACGATAAGATATGCTTCGTCTGGGATAGCTGCGCAGAGCCATTCTTTGCTCTGTATTATCCCACGAGGTGTGTATCTGCGTAAGAAATTCAATTGTTTCTGTAATTCTTTGTTCCGCCATTTACTCACCCCAGTTCGGCATAATGTCAAATATCGTATCAACAGCTTCTGGTATATTTATCTGCCCAAGCCACTTCCATATCTCCCACAGCATCCAAGGTTCAATTACAGGATTTCCTCTGTGATAGTACAAATTGGCACCGACTAAAGCCAGCAACAATGTCATGTGTTGCTGAATAGTAAGAACAGCACTGCGTTCTTTGTATTGTTGCCCCTCTTTTGCCTTATCGTGAGCAATAACCATCTGCGGGGTAAAATCTCCCCGAATATCTCTAACAGGAATGCTGGAGCGTATAATGGTAGGTACTTCCTGAATAAACTGAATATCCTGCTCTAATTTATTATCCAAAGTCCACATGATATATTCTGGTGTTGAAGCCAATCTTTTATCGGTGTGGTGCAAATTCTTTGTGTAATACTGGTCTGCATAGGTGGCGCGTATAGGGCCAAATTTTATCTTCCAATACTCAGGATTATCAGGGTCAGGATTATCAGGGTCAGGATTATCAGGGTCAGGATTATCAGGGTCAATAGGTGGCTTATCGGGATTGTCTGGGTCGACAGACGGCTTATGCTTTGGCTTTTTTGTGCCAATTAGAAACCATATATTGCTTGCACTGTCTGTGTACTCTATCCAAAACTGATGAGATGTAAGAATCTCCCATGTAATACCAAAATTGCTGATTTTATTGGTGTTGATGGCGTAAACCACTTTGCTCATGTCATTTGTAACCGTGAATCGTTCCTCGACACAATTGTAAACATATGTCCACCCTGCTTTCAGTGTATCGAATAGTATGGTCGTAGACTGCCCCCACTTCAAATCAGCTTTGGCGAGCTGTTCCCATGTCAGCGTATCGCCATAATAACGAGAATAACCAGCATTACCAGCTGCGATATATGCCAGCCTTATATATGTCGGCTTTGTCCCCACTACTGATGTTTCTGTAGGATTAAAACTTGGAGTTATAAAATCAATGGCAAGTCCATCTCTTAATTTTTCATCAGCCATAAGTTTTCACCTCATTAGGTGTTTTCCTGCAATATGGAGATGCCATCATAGCCTCGTTTTCCGTACTTTATTATGTGTGGAAATACCTGATGCAGGTTGCCAGACTTAGGGTAATTTATTTCATACATCTTTTCTGGAGCTAGGCACCTCATACTGATTGCATATGCATTAGGTATATATCCGATGAACGAAAAATTCATCAACAGATTAGGGTCGCGCTGTACAAACAAGGCTATAGGCAGATTAACACTGATGCAGTTCAATGTATTAACATTTCTGCCATAGTCTGTAGGATTCTGACTTTGTATGTACCCATAATGTGGAACTTTAGGTACAGAGGTCAAATACTCATGGTTGGTCAATGTAGAAGCAAGTATCTTGCCTGTGCTCATTTCTCCCTTTTCAGGCCCCGCACTCCACCATAATATAGGCTTTTCCAGCAATGGTGCACTATCTACCTCTCCCTGCACTAAAAAACTTGGATTGGCAGACATTGCAAACATCTCATTGGAATCAGTATCTATATTATCTGGAACAGTAGTCTGCTGTACAAACATTTTATAACTGCTTCTACTGCCAGAAATAAACATACCGCCTGTCCAATTACCAGCTTTTTGTAATAGCCCAAAAGCTAAGTGCTGGTAAACAGCAACATCTTTTTTATCTGTGTACTGATTATTAATTACTTCTTTGATAGTAAAAATGGCACTGATTGCGGGCTGAGTGGTAAAGTTGCAGAACAATTCATATGTGCCACTAACTCCTTGGCAGGAAACAACACCTACACCGATTACCTCTCTGCTTGTCGTATTGAGAGGCGGGTTGGTTTGGTCGTACCAATAGCCCGATGGTGGATTTGCTGTATAAGCAGTACAGCCGGTCAAGCCTATGCCGTATGCACCTGCCGCTGCCGCAGTTGTATTATGATTTGTCTGATTAGGGAATATTGCAAAACCCATAGCAGAGCGCATAACAGCTATACAGTCGTCCATTTTTACTGCTAGAATTTCACCGCCATCAGGTGCTCCTGTAGCATTTGGAGCAGTATCTGGTGTACAGTTATTCAGTATAGTCCAGCCGTTATCTGTCAAAAAATCTCGTATTTTCTCTAATACATCATTCATGTTTCCTGTAATGGTGTATTTTGCATTTGCCATTTATATCACCTCGCTCTAGTCAAATTCTTTTGTCTTAGCAACATAATCTTCAATCTGTTCAAAAGAAGTGTTCGTGCCGATATGCATTGCTACATTCATATTCTTACCCCAATCTCGGTATTTGTCGTATTCTTCCTGTTGCTCTTCTTCTGTCTTGTTTTTGTTTTTATAGAGATAAACCACATCCTGTTGATAATGCCAAGGTCGACCTTCCCAGCAATTTGGCATGATTAAAAACAAATCATCCTTATCTGTTGGATTTCTGTACAAGCCATATCTTGTGACAGGCCTTGATACAGCATACATTGCTGGAACAGCACAAATCATGTTTTGCTCATTGTTATCTTCAATATTTGTCCCAAGATAAAATGGCAACAGAGAATACGATTGTTTATTCTGGCGAGCTATTTCTAGTTCTAAAGATGTCATATCGAATGGATAACCATTTGTTTCTATGCCATAAGGGATTACGTTGAAATTTTCCTCTACATTAGGTGTCATGGTATTGGTTATAAAATACTTACTTTGAACCCTTTTAGGTTCTTTGAAGCCATGAGCATACTTGCCATAAACATAATTGTAATAGCAGTCACTCTTTATAGCGTAATTAAAGAACGATTCCCACTTGCCACTAGGCAGCATAGCTTGTGTTTGTGAGCAAGCGTGCTTATCAAGAAACTCTTGTGTGCCATCCCACCAGGTAGCACTATATCCTATCATGGAATGTCCCCACGACCTATTGCCTTGTGTATAATCAAAAAGCATATTATCATATGGATATGGCGTACCACTATAACTTACTAAATGATTGCAAGGTCGTACTCCTATATTAGAAGACATTGCCAAAGCTGGAAACTGATACTCGTAATCACTGGCAAAAGGCTCAAAGAAGCCTATCTGTGCCATGTCCCACCATTCACGATAATTCACAGCTATATTGGCATTATGTTTGGTTTTGCTCATATAGAGATATACATATTCTGGTAAAATACTATTGCCACTGGGAGCTGGGTCAGGTTTAGTGCTAGGTTCAGGATTGGGATTAGGTTCAGGATTAGGTTCAGAGTCAATACCAGAAGACTCTACAGCACGAAAGACTGTACCCTTACTATCTATTGATAAGTACATGATTGAACAATCAAGGGCTGTTTCAATGTCTTGGTTTATAGGAGTACCTAATACCAATGTATTATCTACATGGAAGTAATAGTATTTATCGCGTTTCTTTGAATAATAAAGTCCTTTGGGAATAATTGCACTATTTTTTAAAGATAATGCATTAACATCTTTTGCATTTTTTAACTCCAATCGAATTGCATAGGCATTATCAACAGCCTCGTCTATTGTCTTACTTTCCCTATCATCAGCATAAGGCCAAGCTGTTGTCGCATAATAATATACATATGTACTGCCTAGTTGTTCATAATATATTCCGCCTTTACAAAAAAAACCAGTCCATAGGTGTGCCCCACAAACGAGGTCACGTTCACCATGCTTTAAAGTACATATTTCAGAGCAAGCAGCTATATAAGAAAAAAAACCCTCATTGACATCTGTCATGTATTTATCTATTCCAGAATAATAGAAAAAGTGTGCATTATATAATATGCCGTTCCTTTCAATAATTGTCGTATGGGATTCATCGTTAAACTTAGAAAGATTATTAAATACATCTTCCCATTCAACTACAGTAACTTTTTTTACATAGTTGTTTGCAAGTGCTTCTGCAAAAGTAATTTCGCGTGGTCGTGGATAATCCTGCGTTGTCATATATAAATTTGACATTGAATAATCCTGCCCATCGCCAAAGACAAGTGAATAATATCCATACATCACACCAACAGGCAAATCACTATATCTTGGAATAGAACTTGCTTTTAGCGAATATTCTTGGCTACTGCCACTAGATGATGTTTTGGACTCAGTTGCCGAAAATGATAATGCTGGACAACCCTCGCCTGGGTAAATAGGTGCTTCTGTTTCCCAGGCTGGATAAGACCAAGAATACCAGCTATACCCTAGCCTCTTAGCACACGGATTTTTGCGTGTGTTCTCCATCAGTTCATTCCAATCAAAGCTCGGCTCATACTGTTTGAACATACTGAACCATATAACATCGGCATCTGTATAGAAATGTTCAGCTTCTCGTATTTGGTAATAGCCGTTTGTTGCAATATGCCGTTCAGTCAGAACCGTAATATATTGTTTGTCTTTGGATGGAAGATTGACTGTGGTATCTTTAGGGCAGTCAGCATTCAATGCTGGAGAAAATTCTATATCTATACAATTTTTTGTTACCGGTACTAGAATAGGATTGCCATTATTGTCAGTAACTATATTGCCCTCGGCATCTGTTTTAGGCTTTGTGTAGGTTTTGGTATAGCTGGAGGTATCATTGGTGACAACTACTTCTTTGTTTCCAATGGTGATATATGTTCCCTTTTTAATAGTCCCAGTCAGTGTCAAGGTATTCATAATAACTGTGACGGAAGTATCGCCAGCTGATACTTCGTTTTCTAAAACTCCGTCCCCATAGGAAAAGTTATAGCGTTTTTGAGAACTGCTTTGCTCTCTTGTTTCCCATTCTTGTATTTTGCCGTTGAAAAAACGCCAATCCTCTTTTTCATAGCCTCTTTCATAGGATGGAAAAATAGTGCTGTATGCCAATTTCTGCAGGTTTTTGCTCTCGGTTATCCATTGTCCATAGCTGGTTTTCTTATTGACAGTATAACTGTGTTTCTTGCCTTTACCCTTAATTTGTCCATACATTATGCCAGCATAGCCGTATTCGCCATCTTTCCAGTTAGGCACTTTTAGCACAGCACCATATGGCCACGGCTTATTACGCACAACTTCCCACCCATCTTCTCCCTCTTGAAGAAAATCAAGGAATATATCATACATCATCTTGGTGCTAAAGGTCTTGGGATTGATTTTTACTATTTTATTGTGCCTTTCTTCTGACATAAGAATCCCCCTCTTTAGAACCACTCTATACAAAAATATTGGTCGTTCTCTCGCCTGTCGATGTTGTTGAATACCATATATGGCTTGCCGTTGTATAGCAGCGTATCTTTACTTGACAAATCTTCTCTGTTGCCAACAAAATACACCCCTGCCAGCTGTCCAATAATACCTATAGGGTCTGGGCCAATAGATTTTACATTTGGCCCAGCACCACACTCATATAAAAGCTCTGGAAACATAACTATCTGCTCAACAGCTACTGAGTCGTCAAGGCAGGTAAGCACATTAACAGGAGATGTATTTTGCGGCCATACTGCTAACTGCGATGTAGTCTGATTGGTTTTAGTGTTAAGGGCACTCTCCCATGTTCCGTCAGACCGCCTTAATCTAAATGTTGTTTCCCTGGCTGATGTTCCACCAGGGTGAACAAAATTAGAGTGACTGTCTGCACTGCTGTTCCACTTTTCTCCGTCCACAGCACTAGCTGAAATAACCAGCGGATAAGGGTACTGTCTTTCGACTGCAATAGGAGTCATAAAGCCACAGTATGCTGCTTCGTACTGTGTGGATTCCTGCACAACAAGGATAAACCTGCGAGCATTAGCTGTAACCCAACAGAAGTATTTAGCCTGTGGTGCTAGTGGGATAATAGGCAATGTTTCATGGTAGATGCAACCAGGCTGTTCCTCCCATGTTAGCCCATCGTCAAACCCCGCAAATCCGTTAAAGCGGATGTCATACTGTGTTGGGTCTGCTGTCCCTACCTGATGGGTTTTCAACTCTATGCCTATGTAAATCTCGTCAGAGCCATCGCCCTGTCCCATAATAATACATTTATCCTTAAATGACGGAATAGTGGCAGGGCTTTTCAATACCCATTCATTGCCCTCACCCATCTTGGTTTTATCAGTAAGAAATTCAAGTGTCTTGGTTATAATTTCTATTGGCTTCGTTGTCGAAAAATCCATACAAGGCACAAAAATCACTCCTTTCTTTGTAAAAGAAAAAGCACCCCTGTTTAGGAGTGCTCCAGTCCGAATATTCTTTTATTTCTCATTATATTATACTACATTTGTTTTCGACTGTAAATGTAAACTGCATTTAAAACAACTTGTCATTGACAAGTTAGCAACGAGTTAAATACTATTTCAAGAATCAACTATTCGGAAAAACCGACAAGTTGACTAAGTAATATATTGCTTTACTGAGCGATTGTGAAAATCAACTCTTTCCTTTTTGGAAATAGTTGACGAAGTTATTGCTTTGCTGGTGGTGGCAAAAAAATACTTGACTTTTGTCGACTTTACTGTTATTATACATATTGTCGACAATAATAGGAGGTGCAATGGCTAATGTTGACAAAAAAAATAGGTCGTCCTGTTGTTGGAAGCCCAAAGCCAATTAAGCTGACTGTTCGTGTTGAGGAACAGGCTCTAAAGGCATTAGATGATTATTGTAAAAAAAATAATATCTCCCGTGCCGATGGTGTGCGTTTCGCACTCAACGACCTACAGCATAAATAAAAAGACAGCCCTTATCGTCCGCTAAAACATTAAGGGCTGCCCACAGTGTTACACCATTGATAGGTGCTAAATATATTATAACATCTATCAATGGCAGAAGAAAGAGATAGGTGTTTGATTTTGGATAATAATTTAGAAATTTTTTTGAGCAATGAATTTGGTCAAGTGCGTACTGTTTTGGTAAATAACACCCCATATTTTGTAGGCAAAGATGTAGCAACGGCATTAGGGTATAAAGAAACTGCTAAAGCTGTGAGAGAAAAGGTTGAGAATGAAGATAAAGGGGTGTCCGTTTTAGACACCCCTGGCGGTAAGCAGAATGTCACGATAATCAACGAATCTGGACTCTACTCTCTAATCCTCTCATCCAAGCTCCCACGTGCTAAAGAGTTCAAGCATTGGGTAACTTCCGAGGTTCTCCCTGCTATCCGCAAAACTGGTAGCTATACTGTAAAAGAATCCGAGGTACAGAAGCAAAGAGCTACTACTATGCTGATGAACGCTCGTACTCGCCAAGCTGGCTTGTGGTTGAAGATAGCACAGAACACTGGTGTAAGTGAGTATAAGGAAATCTGCAATGCCTATGCTGCTAACACCTTGGCTGACAAGGAAGTGTTTGCCTTGCCGCAGGTCGAGCATAAAACCTATACTGCTACCGAAGTTGGTGAACAGCTGGGAATATCTGCTCATAGGGTTGGAACAATCGCCAAGCAGAATAACCTGAAAACTGAACAGTATGGCAAGTGGTTCTATGATAAGTCCAAATACTCCGCAAAGCAGGTCGAAACATTCCGCTACAACGAAGCTGGTGTTGAAGCTATCCGCACAGCATTAAGCAATAGCGGTAACAGTGGCAAAATTGTAGGCTATGAAGACTATATCGATAACAACGGCGAGATAAAGAAAGTCGCATTAGTTCAAAAATAAAATAAGAGGGACATCTATCGTTTGGTAGGTGTCCTTTTTTTGCCAATATAAGCAGTTTTGTTTCCAAAAAAGCCTACATTTTTTTGTTACTGTTATTGACAACTTTTCATTTTGACGATATTCTATAGACACTGTTTAGTTTTGGTATTTCGAGAAAGGTGATGTGTGATGGAAAACAAATTAGAAATTTTCGCAAGCAATGAGTTTGGTTCTTTGAGAACGCTTGAATGTGATGGCAAGGTAATGTTTGTCGCAAGTGATGTGGCTAAAATGCTGGGATATAAAAATATCAGTGACGCTGTTTCAAAGCATTGTCGGTATATAGCGAAACACGATATACCTCACCCACAAGGCAAAGGTACACTAGAAGTAAACATTATCCCAGAGGGTGATGTATATCGCCTTATAGCTCACTCTAAACTACCTGCTGCTGAAAAATTTGAAAGCTGGGTATTTGATGAAGTTTTGCCTAGTATTCGTAAGACAGGCAGTTATACGACAAATCCTGTTGATGGCTTTGAAAGCAAGCGTTTGTCAATCATGGAACGAAACGCCAAGGTCAAGGAAGCTGAATTGTGGAGTAAGTTAGCAGCAGACTCTACTGGAACATATCATCAGATTTGCAAAGTATACGCTGTCAATACCCTGGCTGGAAAAGAAGTTGTTGCTCTGCCAAAAGTCACTGCTAAAACATATACCGCTACAGAAGTTGGAGAAATGTTAGGAATATCCGCCAATAAAGTGGGCAAGATTGCAAAGCAGAATGGCTTGAAAGTAGAACAGTATGGAAGCTGGTATCACGACAAGAGTCGCTATTCAAGCAAAGAAGTTGAAACTTTCAGATATAATGATAATGGTATAGAAGCTATTCGCATGGCTATAGCAAATTAATATTTTGTGAATAAAATAAGAGGGACATCTACCAATAAGGCAGGTGTCCCTCTTTCTATTAGAATAAACCTAAAGTTTTGGAATAAAGTTTTGCATTTTGTACAATCGCCTTGGTAACTTCACTGCGTACAACTTCTTTGCCATAGGAATCAAATACACGCTTTCCGTCAACATAGTTGTTTACATGAAGCTGTGGAGATACAGAAGCCCCAAAGGAAGTAGCAAAGTTGTTGGTTGCTTTCGCACCAGTAGAGCCTACATAGCCACCTGTGGCAAATTTAGGCACACTCACCCTCAATCGCTCATAAGAGCCACTGTTAATCCTGTCTAGCATGGTGCGACCATACTGTCTTACGGCAGAAGCCTTTACCACATATTCGCCATTAGACAACATTGCAGGTATACTGTCTGATGTGGCTGTACCAGCCCCAGAAATGTAACCGCCTGTTGCAAATCCACTTGAAGCTGAAAATGATAATGCGGTAACAGCCTGATGGATTAACTGCAACTGCAAGTAAATCATAGAGAGCAGTCTTTCCTTAGTATCACCACTAATAAGGTTTTTCAAGGAGAATAGACTACCTGCAAGCTGTCCCAGCGAACTTCCAAAAATATTCGTAATGAAGTTGGAAGTTGACGGAGCACCTGCCTGTGTAGCTGTTCCTCCACCAGTCTGCTGTACTGCCCCACCACTTGCCGTTGCGGAATTTGCTGTAGAAGCAGCACTGCTAGCAGTACCAGCAGTGGTTGTGGCTGTTCCCTCTGCCCCTTGTGCGGGAGCATTATTCATAGCTGTGGTAAGGTTCTCTGTAGCACTGGTATTGGCTTCCAATGCCGTTGTAGACTGTTCAGTTGCCATACTTGCCTGTTCGGTAGCAGCAGTGGTAGTTTCCAGTGCAGTAGCCAATGTGGCTGTTTCAGCACCACTGGTATAATCCGTTTCCTTATTACTAAAGCCCTCTTCTGGGAACCATGCATCCATCAGACCACTTACAACCTTTTTAGCAAAGAACTGATTCATGGTCTTTAGAAAGCTGACTGCAAGATTCCTAAGCGCATCGCCTAAGCTCTCTGCCTGTTGTATACCATCGGTAAGAAATTCCACAAGACCATCTTCCAATGCCTGTTTGGCAGTCTGCCTTGTTTCTTCAAGCAGAGTCTTGACATGGCCAAGTGCAGAAGCAAGCTCATAAGCACGCTGATTGGCAACCTGCAACTGTGAAAGTTCATTTATTTTGCCCTGGATATGAGCCTTTTCCTGCTCCAAGGCATACTTGGCTTTATCGTCAGTTGTCTTTTCAAGTTCAGCAATAACATCATTGAGCTTTTCTTGCCATTCTTTTAGCTCTATAGCGGTCTGCTTAATCTGCTCAGCGTAAGCATCGGCCTTAACACGCTGTTTGGCTTGTTCTATAGCCTGTTTTTCACGCTCTTTCTGCCCACTGGTCATCGTCCAGTCGGCATCCACCATGTTGCTCTCAAAGGAGAATCTTTCATCTATCTTTGAAAGCCACGAGCTAATCATATTGGTTAGTGACTTCTTGGTGTTTTCAATTTCGTCACGCACTTTCCAATACATTTCAAGGTTTCCTTGACTCTCGTATTCTCGCATGAGTGTTTCGAGTTCGTCAAGGTATTTTTTTACAGAGGAATTATCGCCTGTGAAATGGTCATAGTATTTATCTATGCCATCTTTTAGGCTGACAGCACCATTAACGATTTTATCCCCCATCAACTCACTGCTGGCTTCAAGGTCTTTCAGGGTGTATTTTAATTGCTTTTCTGCACCCTCAAAGCGAATACCTCGTTTTTCATTATCCCAGAGCACTTTTAACTGTGCCACTCGTTTTTCGCCAATCTCATTAGGGAATTGGGTATAGATCTCTGCGATTTGCTTTAGGTATTTTTCATCTAAGGCAGCTATTTTTTCCTCAGTTGCACTTCCATACAGTTCGGCAATTTTTATCCTATCCTGCATGGAATCTTCACGTACTTTTTCAATCTTTTTGTAATATTCGTATTGAATACCTGATGTTGCGGTGTAATCCTGCAATGTTGGAACATTATGCAGGTTTCCTGTTTGATGGCTGTTGACTGGGGGACCACCTATTCCGCCACCGCCAAAGGACAAATCCCAATGATTGCCCTCGTTACCCGCTGCAATGCCAGCGGAATCAAGAAGTTTTGCCAACAGTTCACGATCCCTTTCGGGTACGGAAATATCTAGTTTCCACCCCCTGCCGTGACTATATTCGCCACCTGCATGACCATCTTCACTGCCACCTGTAATGACGAGTCGTTCTCCAGTTTTATCAAAGTAATCCTTAGCAACTTGGTTAAAAGTGCTGTAAACAATATCTCTAATTCCGTCAAGTTTTGTTACGCCACCAACAGAATGAGATTCATCTATATAACGCCTGTCAAATTTGCTTCCCTTTAGCATATTATCGCCTGTGGCATAAAAACCATAAGTAGAAGAAGCTGATGGTTTAGGAAGATACCTTGTATCAGGAATATATGACATTGAATCATAATATCCGTGAAAATTTTTTACATACGCTTGTGTTTCAGGGAATGGTGGAATACCCCCATATTGCTGTACTGCATCTAGTCCTGCATTGTACGAAGCAATAGCACGGTCGAGTATGTCTGCAAAGTCTTTATTAGCTCGCATCATCTTAGCAAGATATGCTGCACCACCGTTTATATTTTCTCGCCAATCATAAGGATTAACCCCAACTTCGGCTGCGGTTTTGGGCATTAATTGTGTTAATCCTATAGCTCCTGCTGGACTCTTGGCATTTCTCTTGCCACCACTCTCTTGCTGGATAAGAGCAACTACCGCTCTTGCATCTAAGCCCTCTCGTATAGATGCATCCATAACCTGCTTTATAGTTTCGCCTGGGTTATCCCAGCCATGTTCTTCGGCAAATTTAACCAATTCTGGCTCTATTGCAGATAGAGTTTTTGCCCTAACTACATCGGATTCAGATTGCTGTGGGTTATTCCTGGCAAAATCTTGTCGGACTATCTCTTTTAGGTCTTTCAACCCTGTGATACTCTCTGCGGCCAGCTCTAAAGCACGTGTCTGTTTAGCCATTTCAGCGTTTATCTGTTCCAGCTTGGTATCACGTTCTTCCAGCTTATCCTCTGGCCACTCAATGCTGAGTATAGCATCCTTTTTTTGCTGTAAAGCATTAAGATTTTTCTCTGCAATTACTTTGTCATTATTGGCTTTTTCAGCATAATAGGCATCGACAGACATCTTACTTTGCTTATTAAGAAGCTCTACCTTTTCCATATGTTCTTTTTGTTGCTGGAGCTGGTCTTTCAATGCATTGTCGATACGCTTCAATATTTGGTTTAAGGACTTTTGTAAAGCCTGCAACCGCTGTTTCTCTGCCTTATCGTCCGTTTTGTTGGTTTGGCGAGCACGAGCGTCCCTTAAAGCCTGTGGGTCTGTATGCTTGTCCTGCCCATAGTTTTCTTTTCTTCGTTTGTCCAGTTCTTCAAGCTGTTGCCTATAAGAGTCGTCTGCTCCTGAACCGTCAGAGCCAATGAGTCCATCAATTTTACTGCTGATAGAATTGAATACTCCGTCCAATGCTCCACTCATTACAGCGATACCACCTGCCGTCAAGGCAGCGATTCCAGCAATACCTGCTTTCATAATGGTAGTAAGAGCAACTTCCATCATTTGAAGTTTTACAATGCCTTTTTCCATTAATAGCTGTGCTTTTTTTGCAAGATTAATGGCAAGCATTACGGATTTTACCAATCCTGTGATGATATAGACACTCTTGACTAATGCTTGATAGAGCACATAGACTTCTACAATATCATGCACTAAGTCTAGTATATCCTGATTCTTACCAGCTATTTTACCTGTGTAATCAAACACGCTCACAATGCCATCAAGAATATCAGTAATAACAGATAATCCATCAGTAAGTCCGTCTACAGCAGAAGAAATAACGGGAGTCCAATCCACCAAGGCATCACTTATATCCAGCACAAGGTCACGAAAATCCGCAGCCAAGGAGCATATATTGTCCCATGAATCTAGGGCTTCTTCTGACGGATACCACTTGCCTGTATCTTCATCGAAACCACCCCATATATCCATTACTTCCAACAGGTCAAGTTTCAATTCCTTGATAGTGTCGGTTATTTCTGGATTAATGGTGAATGTTCCTGCCTTAGTATCTATGTCCGCAAAAAGTGAGGATATTCCGTCCAAGGCTGATTTAATCTCCACCTCAAAGGTAGAGGTAAATTCCGCACTAGCTCTAACAAAAGCCTGTTTGAGAAGTTCCATCTTACCTGTGATGGTTTCGGTGTACATACCGGCGCCCTCGGAAAAGCCCTCCATTTTCTCCATCAAGGATTTAAAGAGTCCATCAGCGGAGCTTTTCATTGCCTTAATGTCAGAATCACGCAGTCCTAATGCTGTAGCAATGGTACTGGAAGCTGGCTGAATACCACCTTGCACAAGGTCACGCAATTCCTGTATGAACTGTGTTGGTGGCAACATCATAGCCTTGGCAGCATTAACACCTGTGGTGGTGAACTTTATAAGCTCGTCAGTGGTCATACCTGCACCCAGTCCAGGGCCAGCCAAACCTTGGAATGTGGTAAGCAAATCTTTAGGAGTTGCTGCGGTAACTGCTGCTACCTGCTGGAGCTTGTCAACAACCTCGTTAGCAATACCTAACCCTTGCTCAAAGGTAGTTTTCGTGCCGTTTATCTGTGTCATAGAGGCATAGATACTGGCAATACCAATACGAGCGTTTTCAATCTGTTTTTGATATTCAAGGCCACTGCCAATGATGGCATCAAACGAACCCTGAATAGTGTTCATAACACCTTTTATGCCATAGAAAGCAGCACTAACTAATGCAAGCTGATGAATAAGGTTGTTTACTCCCGATGCTCTAACACTCACAGTATGTGCCTTCTGAACCTCCCACGACTAAAGTCGCGAGGTTCCCAGCCAAGAATCCATTAGGATTCAGGTACACTGGGCTATCCCCGTAGTTCCTACGGTTCTTGTATATGTTATACTCCAACTATTCGGAGTCCTTCATTTAGAATATTTATAGCTGCATTTACATCCCTGTCATGGACAGCTCCGCATTGCGGACAAGCCCATTTTCGCACTGACAAGTCCTTGGTTTCAGAATGTTTATGACCACAACAGTTGCAAATTTGGCTTGATGGAAAGAACTTGTCTATTTTGACAATATTCCTCCCATACCATTCTGCCTTGTAGCTAAGCATCCTGACAAACTCAGACCATGAAACATCCGAAATCGCCTGCGCCAGCTTATGGTTCTTGACCATATTCTTGACCTGCAAATCTTCAAGGCATATCACATCATTGTTTCTTATCAGCTCTGTAGACAGCTTCTGCAAAAAATCCCTTCTCTGATTGGCAATTCTTGCATACAATCTTGCTACCTTGATTCTAGCCTTGTTCCTGTTTGAGCTGCCCTTTGTTTTTCGGGACAGGCTCTTTTGCAAAAACTTTAACCGTTTCAAGGATTTATCCAAGTATTTAGGATTTGCATACTTCGTGCTGTCAGAGGCTATAGCAAACTCCTTCAGTCCTAGGTCTATGCCGACATTGTGATTTACCGACTCTAAGGCTGCCATGGGGACATCAGTACAACAGATGGAAACATAATATTTGCCATCTGGCTCTTGCGAAACTGTCGTATTGAGAATCCTGCCTTCAAGCTGCGTTCGCTTGTCCTTTATCTTGACCTTGCCCAGCTTGGGAAGCTGAATCTTCTTTCCCAAGAACTTAATGTTTCCATTCGTGTAGCTTGTGCGATAAGACTGGTGTCTGTCGTGCTTGCTCTTAAACCTTGGAAAGCCAGCTTCGGGACGAGCAAAAAAATTCTTGTACGCTACATCCAAATCCTTCAAGGACTTTTGCAAGGCATCCTTGTCAGGTTCTTTTAGCCATGTAAGTTCCTGCTTTAGGACTGTAAGCTCCTTGGAGCATTGATTGTATGACATGCTGGATTTATCCTGCTTGTACAGCTCAATCCTCTTAGCAAGAAAATGATTATAGATGTATCTAGTGCAACCAAAGGTCTTTTGCAATAAAACCTGTTGAGTCTTGTTCGGATATATTCTAAATTTAAACGCCTTTTCCATGTCAATCACTTCTTTTCTGTCCTTGAATGCAACACCGACTCTATGTCTATAATTATAGCACATACAATCGGTAGATTCAATTTCAATCCGTGATTTTCATGGATTTGGCAATAACATATGTAAGAATCATAGGATCCTATTTTAGTCGTATTTGGGAGATTGTCGTTCACCGAAAGCCGCTACACTCTCGGCAGTTCTCTTATGAACTTCTTGCATTTTCACGCAAGCACAGACTATATCTTGTCCGTCAGCCTTGCCTGTTACGGTCTACCCACTTCCCGCCGCTTGGCGGTACTTCCCTCAGGAGGAATAGTCGTTGAGCTTTCTCCTATTCGGAGCTTAGTTGCTGATTGTCCATTCTTTAGCACTTAGGCTTTAACCTTATGCCATATAGCAGATTTTTTCCGCTTTCGCCACATTCACGTCTAGGCTTGTTTCATCCTTGCGTTGTAGTTCTGCTATCTTTAGGAGTTTCCAGCAGTTCGAGTAGTATTGGATAGATTTTGAGTATCTATCTCTACGCACATATTTCTATATGCGCTGACTAGCTTGGTCGCCTAACTCACGACTAAAGTCACGAGTATGCGGCTCCCATTTAATCAACATACTGTATCACTCGCTCTAGCTTGCTTAACTGCGTTTGTGCCTGTCCAGTGTTAGCCTTTACCTTTATATTAGGTGTATTAGCCCTTAATGCTTTTATCTGCTCGCTGACAGCAGTAATCTTTTGTCTTGCTTCGGCTGTATCTACTTTCAGCTGGGCGGATTTCTTTTGATTAGTGGCACGCACAAGATCATTACTAGCCTTTTCCTCTGCCTTGACTGCACTCTCAACAGCTTTCTGCGCTGCTTTCATTCTAGCCTCGGCATTAGATACAGCTTGTTTAGCCCCTTGCAATTCATCTTTACTAGCCGTTCCCTGCACACCGCCAGCATTGGACAAATTGTTTTGTGCCCTTGCTGAATTTGCTTTTTGCTGAGTGCTTTCCAGCCTTTTCTTGGCTTCCGCTAGCTCTTTCTCGGCCTGAACCAACAAATCCTTTTGCTCTTTGACATTCTGCTTGGCATTGATAAGCACATCACTAGCTTTTTTAGCACTGGCTTCTGCCTGTTTCAGTGCCTTATCAGCCACGGCTGTAGAATTATTGGCGGTATTTACCCGTAAGTCAGCTAATTCCTTTTTAAGCCCTGCTAATTTCTTTTGTAAATCTGATGTATCGCCTGTGATGGCAACACTAATATCAGTATCTTGACTCATTCGTGTGTCACGCCCTCTCTAAGAAGTGCAAGCGAACTCTGCAATTGCTTATACCCCCCAAAAGCACCGCCAATACCTGCAACAATTCCGTCAATAAAATCTGCTTGTTCACGCATTTCATCAGAAACCACCTTTTCGTAGAAAAGACGGACTTCTGAAACGCTATAATCATAGAGTATTTGTTCTTTAGTATGTCCGTGCGAGATTAGTTTTTGTATAACCTCGTAGGGACTTACTTCTCTTTCTTCTTTGGTGCTGGAAACAGTTTTGCTATCTTTCCCAGCTTCTGGGAGAAAAAACTTTTGTTTACCTTGAACACAGCCATACCGACTGTAATAACCTCGTCAATATCAAGTTCCTTAACATATGGAGTATCTTTGCCAATAGAACCTGCAATAAGCTCTGCCAGTGCATTGGAGAACTCCTCTCCATCGTCAATGCTGGCTATAAAGTCAAGGATAGCGTAAACCTGCTGAATTTCACTCATGTTGGTAAAGCTGGTCAAGGTGCTTACCTTTTCGGCATTGTCGATAACAGTCTGTATAACAATCTTGAACGGCTTGGCCATCTTAAAGGTCTGAACCCAATTGTAAGGCTTTACCTTTAAAACCTCGCCACAGACAGTTACTTCTTCACCTGCAAGCAATACTTCTACTTCTTTTTCATTTGACATAAAAAATCCCCCTTAATTTGCCCAATATAAATTTCACTGCTATAATGTATTTACATCATATTTCATCATTTTTTTGCTCCTTTGATAGAGGTCAAAAGCCACAAAAAGCACTGCTAAAACACAATTGTGTAATAGCAGTGCTTTTTGTTTTATCCTAAACTATCTGCCAGGGGGCAAGCAGTTAGTTAGCCTTAACCTTTGCCATAGTGTACAGTGGCTCTGTTGGGTGATTTGCTCTGTCGGAGAGCAGGGTGCACTCCAACTGGAAAGAAGCAAAATCCGTACCAATAAGGCCGACATCACCATTAGGCTTAATAGCTGCCTTCCAAATTTCCATATTGTAGCATGGGCCAATGTTAGGGTCACCGATGAACAGCAAACCACGCTCAATCTTACCAATAGTACCACCCATAATCTTAGGTGCTTTCATAGCAGGAACATTGAAAGCCACCAAAACCTCGGTATCATCGTCGATTTTTGCAGTGGCAGGAATATTGATAATACCACCACGAATATCAACTTCGTTTACGACATAATCAACACCCTCTACCAGCTTACCGCCAGCAGCCTTAACATCAATACTGTAGATTTCACCAACAACAAAGCTATCAGTAGAGCCAAGAGTCAATGCTACAGTAACACCGTCGTCCAAAGTCTGTGCAGTACCGGTTGCTGTAAGTTTCTGCGCTGCAGCAAAGGCAATTGCAGAGCTACTGCCCTTGCCCCACGCAAACTCACAGTCTGTAACAGTACCTGCAACGGTATTAGCCTTATCAATGCGAATGTAGTAGGTAGTGTCCTTGATACCGGTATATGTACCACCACTGGTCACAGTACCAGTAGAACCATTCGCAGAAGTCATCTGAGCTGCTTCCACCTTTGCCTGTTTAGCAGAAACCCGATTAATAACAATGTCAGAAACATTCATGTATGGATTTCCGTCATCATCCATGAGGCGGATATTCATATTAGGAGAGATTTTGTACTGCTTGGTCTTATTACCAGCAACCTGCTCCACAACGCCATCCTTGCCGTACAGACCGATTGCAAGATTGACAGGGTCAAACTCATAAAGTTCCAAAGTGAGCTTCTGGGTGGTTTCCGTATTAATAGAGGCCATAACCTCGCGAGCCTGATCCATAGAGGATTTGTGCTCGATAGAAGTAATATCGGTGCTCAGGGTAGCAGAACCAACATCACCAATCATGGTAAGGTCGTCACGCTGTGGAATACCATCAACCCATGGATAGGTATACCACTTACCAGCACCAACATACAAGTCGTTAGAATTAGAACCTGACTTATTTGCCATTATATGCTTTCCTCCATTCAATAGATAATACTATTCGTGAAATCGACACAGGTCTATAAATATCTCCATCTGATACTATTTCCTCAATAGTAACATTTGGAGCTATTCCTGTGTCCTCTCTAGCCACAGGTGGCCACTTAGGCAGACAATCAAAGATTTTGCTTTGCAGTTCGTCCTGCATAACATATGCCTGTTCTGGCTCGTCATCGTCTGCTTCCACACACACATCTACCCATAGGCTGACTTCGCCTACAGTCGGTAAAGAATTGGAAACATTAGACTCTGACTCCCATGTGACTTCTATGCAGGGATAATCCCTGCCTTTTCCTTTAGTGCCAACATAAACATCTACACCATCAAACAGCGGTATGGGATTGCCCATGCCGTCTTTTTTATCACTAAGTTGATTGTTTAGATAATTGGCTAGGCTTTTAGCCAAAGGATACCAATAAGATAATCTGCCCATGATTTACCCCCTTAGAATAGGCACAGCAAAGGGTGCAGTCATCTTAATGCTTGACTGACCGTTGCTAAAGGTGTCTGCACTCAACTGTGCTTCAATTTGTTTTAACTCCTCGGCAAATACCCTGCGTTTTAATTCATAGGCATCTGCGCCGTCCTGACTTCCATCAGAAGCCATTCGAGAGTTTTCTAAGGCGGTCATCATAAGGGCATAAACCATTGCAAGCCGTGCAATCTTGAACGGCACAGGGTCTGCGATTTCCTCCTTTTGAACACCAAAGTTTAAAGCCATATCTTCGATGTATAGGGATGACTTGATAAGTATACGGTCAGTGATTTTCTTAGCAAGCAGTGCATCAACCACATCATCAGGATTAAAATAAATTCGCTTTCCCTCAATTTCAATCATAAAATTCACCGTCCTCTCCGACTTGCAATGCGTTTTGCTCGTGCTAACTGTCTGCTTCTCGTGCTTCGGCTTCCTCGTATAAGCATGTTCAGATGTCTACGGAAAATATCATCAACATTAGGCTGGACAGCTTCTGCTGCCTCTCGCAGGAATGGGTCTGCTTTCTGCCCTGGGTGATAAACGGAGTCTAATAGAACCCGCCTACCTATTCTCTCCCAAAAGAAATACAAAGCCCTTGCTCTTCGTGGGAAAATAAAATGTGGTTTAGCACCCTCATGGACGATATTAGAATAACGAGCAATACGCCTGTCCAGCCGAACAGTAGCTTTTCCTGTATCGCTATTCATTCTTACCGAACTGATTACAGATTTTTCAAGTTTACCACTTCTTGATTTAAAGCGGTGGTGCTTTTTTGCATAGTCACGCACCATATCAGCTGACTCTTGCAAGGCAAGGCGCATTGCAGCATTACTCCTAGGCCCCAAGTTAGCTAATCGTTCCTCTAGTGCCTCTGAACGGATTCTAACCTTAATACTCCTTGCCATGCATTAATCACTCCTTTGTGGTGCTAGTGTCAGCCTTTGCAGCCTTGGTAGCAGTTTTCTTCTTCTGAGTAAAGCCCTTTGCTTTGTAATCAGCAACATCTGCCTCATTTACGAGGTATGCTTCGCTGTCAGGGCTGTACATGGTAACAGTTTTCAAAACCATCTGTCATGCCCCCTCTTAGCCCAGCAATACGCAAGCCAGCTCAGGGGTAAGAGTCTTGAAACCGAACAAGCCATCAATTGAGATAATATCCTGCTTCTTGTCGATGTTGTAGCCGTAAGTTACACGCAGTCCCAAGCCGTTGTAGCTGGTAGTTGCACTGTTATTAGAACCCATAGGCTTATCCAGTGGTACAGAAACCAGGGAGAAAGCGTTCTTATGGAAAGCAATATTGGCAGCATGGTTGCCGATAACAGTTACTGCTGCATCCTGCTTAATACCATCAGCAACAGCAGGGTAAATCTTCAATACGGCATTATTGCCAGCCGCAGTGGCATCCTCGGTAACAACAAAAGTCTGGGTAGTGCCCGCAATCTTCAGCAAAGTACCTTTCTTTACAGTACCGGTAAGAGTGGTGTCGGTAATAGTCATGGTTTCCGCACCCTTATCTACAGCCTGTGCAACCTTTGGCGCAGCACCAACAAAATTGTCATTTGCTACAGACACAATATTCTGATCCATGTAGCAATCAAAGCCGAACTTTTTACCGAGAATAGCATTAACAAGTGCATCGGAAGTACCAGAAGCATCAACACGATTGAAAGTGTCAAGCTCCAACAGCTTGGCATCTGCTGCGGTGTCCAAAACCAGATTACGACCAGCCATAGGAACCTTATTATCATTCATAATCTTACGAACAGAAGTAATGCTTGCCACGGAATCAGGGGCAGTACCAGCAGTACCAGTAAAGTAAGGAACATCAAGTGCCAGCTGTGCCAGACGG